CAACAGCTGTTCTAATTTCAGCGTTTGTTTGATCTGCTGTTGCAGCAGTTTCAATCCCATCTAATTTTGTTCCATCTGTACTAACATCTCTACCATCTACAGTAGAAGATGTTGTAATAGCATTACTACCCATAGCTAAGACACCTGTCATAGTGCCTCCTGCTTTATTTAATTTAGCGTCTATTTGTCCTTGAATATCAGCTGTTACGCCATCTAATCTTTGAAATTCTGTATTAGATACAGAGCCATCACCTATTTTTGCAGCGTCTATTGATGCAGGCAAGTTACTAGCAGATACACTTACAACAAAATTAATTTTATCGTTAGCATCATCATGTGTAACTGTAATATCTGTTTCAGTATTACCAGTTAACATAGCACCAATAGTGTCTCTAATAGTTTCAGCAGGAAACTGATTATTAATATATGTAGCTAAATTAGGTCCAGTAATTTTTTTAGTTTCATTTGCACTTATATCAACAGCTACCATTATATCTGCTGTATCTAGTGTAGTTAGTGCTTGTAATTCACTAATTTTTTTATCTGCCATCTTTATAGTCCTTTATTTAATCGTTTATGTTTATTCATGCTAGATGTTTTTAATTTTGTTCTTTGTGGGTTTCCAATAGAAGTTCTTTTTGGAATACGATAATGTGATTCAACACCTTTCCATTTTTTAGCCATTAACTTCTAATTGCGCTACCACCTTCAAAAGAAAATCCAGTAGCTTGTTCAAATTTAATATTGTGTCCATCTTCTAATAAAAGATCACCTTGAGTTTGAGTATGTATGTATTCTAAATCAATATCAGTTCTTCTATCTCTATATCTATCTTGTCCACGAATAGAATTTTGTCTTGCCCAGGTTGTCATTGAGTTAATTCTGTAACCCTTGCTTGTCCTGAAGTAGATCCTAGTTGTAAAAATGCAACTTTCTCTCCAGGCTGTACTTTAAAATGTTCAGGAGTAAATGCAGGTATAATTAAACTGTTAGTAGTAGCTGTTGGTGCTGCACCAAATTCTACATAAGAATCTATAGTACATACAATTCTAACATCTCTAATATCAGTTCCATGTCCATTAGCTGTAGCAGCTGACGATCCTGTAATACCAAGAGCTTGTGTTATTCCTGGTTTATAATTTGGATTATAGTTTTTTGTTGTCATAATTTACTCCGTTAATTCTGTAATAAATAATGTTCCGCTAGATGCATTTCTTACAACAGATATTACATCTCCTGGAGCAACTTTAACAATTTCATAATCTTTAGCTGCTAAAGGTGTTTTACTTGTAGTTGCTGTACCAAATAAATTGATATGGCAATCAGTAGTAGCATATAAACGTACAAATCTTGTTTGACCACTAATAGCAGAACTATTAGCAGCAGTACCTGTGTAGGCAACAGCTTGTACATTATCTTTAAATGAATAATACATTTTATCTCCTTAGAATGATTCTAAAGTAGGGGAGCCGAAGCCCCCCCACATATTAGCTATTATTGGTTAATATCTAAAAGTATACCATGAGCTTTTTCGTTTCTCATTTCAAGAGTCCATTCAACTAAAAGTTGTACTCTCTCAGAGTCACCTGTCTTAGCAAGTTCATTGATACTAAAATCTCTTAGATACGCAGCAGCTAACATATCTCTTTGTAACAAGAAACACATTTTCTCGTTAGTAAGAGCCATGATTCTATTAGGTACAACCTGAATATCACCGAAATCTGAGCTATAAACATCTATAGCAGCATATTCGACTTTTTCTCCAGCTGGACCGAATCTAGTTGTGTTAGCATTAAACGTTGACACAGTTTGTTTCACACTTGGTGGAACGACAAACATATCAAGATCTCCGCCTGCTTCATAAACATCTTTGATTACACTTTTAAGAATGTCCTCAGTAATGTTTCTGTCTGTACCACTTGCAGTGGCTCTGGTTAGACCAGTAGCAGCGTTAAAACCAGCTGATAAAGCTCCACCACTTGCTCCAGCAGAACCGTTAGTTGCAATCCAAGTTGAGATTGAACCTAGTTCTCTAGCAGCAGTAGCAGTACCTACAACTGAAAGGTTTTCCTTAATAAGGGCAAATTCCATGTCCTTTTTAAGTTCCTTTGATTTTTTAGCGATCTGATACGCCATTTCGTCTGCACGACCTGCTGCATCTACTGCACTTTGTGTTCCTGATAATAGGATCACTTTGTCCATGATTTGAGTGAAGTTATGCACACGAGCAGTTGCTGCTAGAGCATCTGTTGTTGCATCATCACCTTCAATCACAGCGTTAGCAGCTGCATCAGCTAGTGTGTCAGTTTGCCATTCATGTTTCGTGCTAGTTGCCTTTGCACGAGGAATAGCAGATAGGATCGGAGTATCTTCTGGTGCGATATTGTAAATAACGTCAGCAAGATCTTCTCTCAAACCTACAGTTTCAAATGTGTCAAACATATTTGATGGTTGAGCCATAATTTATCTCCTTTTAAGATATTATTATTATTTAAGATTTTGCCTAAAGATGTTAGCAGCATCTCTAAGAGAGCCACTTTTCTTCAAGCGTTTTAAACCTTCACTTTTTCTTATGGCAAATTTTTCGTCTTTAGTTTTAGCTGTACCAGCTTTAACTACTCTAGGTGCATTAGATACTTTTTTTGAAATACCAGGCTTAGTAGCTTGTAGCTTCCTATATGCCATAGCATCTTTAAGTATTAATAACATTCTATGATCCGTTAAATTAGCAACTTCAGTAGAACTAAAACCTGTATCGGTTAGATATCGTTTCATATCAGTTCTAGCAACAGATGCTTTTTCAGGATCTTTCATCTCAGGCATTTTTAGGTACATTTGTTTTTCTTGTTCCTGAATATACTTTTGATATTCTTCTTGCTGAGATTGATGTAGTTGTTGTCTAGTAGCTTCTAAATCTCTCTGTCTTTTCTGCATTTGATATTGTAATCGTGCAGCTCCAGAAGGATCTTCTTCATACATTTTATCAAAATCAATAGATTGCATTTCTGTATCTAATTGAGTTCGTAAAGATGCTTCTAATGAAGAAATATTTGCTATTTGAGTTTGAAGGCTTTCTCGTTCCCTACGAATAGTATCTTCTTGTTGTTTTCTTTCAATAGATAATTCTTCGGTTTTACGAGAGTAGTCTGCTTGTCTTTGGTAACCGCTAATAAGTTCTTCTTGGTTGACCTCATATTGTTGTCCGTTAATTGTAACGGGGAATATAGGTTCCTGAACTTCTTCTACAACATTCTCCGATTCTTGGGGAATATCTTCTTGGTTTTCTTCTTCCGACAATGCCTCTTTATTCGGAACGTCACTAGGATTTAATCCATCCTCAGTTTGCGTTAGTGTTTCTTCTGTAACCGTTTCGGTCTCAGTTGCAGTTTGTTGATTATCCGCTGTAGGGTTCAATAAACCGCTGATTGTTTGTGCAGCTCCAGCTACTGTGGTTGGCTGCTGTTCAGCATCAGACATAAGTGTCCTCCTATTTTAGGTTTTTGATATCTTCTAGTTGTTTAGAAGCTAGTTTGCCAGTATTCATCAATTCAGTTAGGTGACCAACGATCTTATCTAACTGGTGAATGGCAATCCAGAGTGCTGTTCTAGCATCTGAATCTTTGTATGAGGTTCCAACAAATTGATTCATGTAATCTTCTTTGATGGATTGAATTGCTTCTTTGAACAGTTCATCCTCTAATATTATTTGTGCTTTTGCACCTTTTGCTACTTCTTGATTAAGTTTTATTTCACTCATCTATTGTTTGGGTTAAAGAACTCTTTCTGTTGTCTAACTGTTTCATTACCCAGATCTCCTACTTTAGCTATATTATCTTGTTTAGGAGCCATAGCAATATCTTTTTTTATCTCGTTTGTATCTATATTCATTTGATACTTAGCTTCAAGTTCTTTGATGCGTACTTCCATATTTAACATCATCTCTTGTGTTTTCAATTCTAACTCTTTTTCTTTTATCTGTGTATCAAGAATCTTACGTTGATTTTCACCTTGTACTTGAGCCAATGTTACTTTCTCAAACTCAGTAGGTTGTGGTGGTTGTGGAGGTGGCATGTTTGCAGCACCTACTACAGGATCTGTAAAGTATGTTTCAACATTTCTAAGTCCAGCAGCTTCCACAAGTTTAGTAAGTGTATTGTGTACATTTCTTAAATTCACCATTGGACCAGCAGGTGATTTTTGTAAGTTAATAGCTTGTAGTTGTCTTTCTAAAATAACATTTAAAATCTGTAATTCTTGATCTTTACTACCAGTACCAAGTCCAACTGTAATTTCTACATTACATTTGTTTGCCCATTCCATAGGCATCATTGGTACATATTGTTCGTTTACACGAATAACTTTTTCCTTAGTTTCGTACTTACAAACTATTTCTAATATTTTATTAAATAATTCTTTCACTCCTGTTTCAGCAAATACTCTACATATTAATTCTACACGCAGCTGCGCTTGAGTTAATATTTGATTTAAACCACTTGCTGTTTTATTAAGTGAGTCTGCATCCATACCTTGTGAGTATCTAGTAATACCTGTTCTTTGTTCTCTAACAGTATCCAAGTATTCTAACAATGGCATAGCTTGTTGGTTTAATGGTTGACTTGCTAATGGAGATATAACAGAAGCAGGTGGTTGTTTTGTTCTTACAACACCGCCAGGTCTATTTGTTAAAAGGTCATCTATGTTAACCTGACCATCCATTATAGCAACTCTATTGTTATTTGTTAGATACATATTGTCTAACAACTGACGCATAATAGTACTTTTAATTAATTGAACATCTTCAACTAATTCAGATACTGAACGCCCATAAAACCTATGTGGCACTAGAATAGGTGTTATGCTTACGAATGGACACCTGTCATAAGGCACATTGTCTAAAATCTCATATGTACTGTCGCCTGCTACAGTGATCTTTCGTAATTCCGCAATTCCGTCTTTATCTTCATCTAACTTTATATAGCATTCGTAAATTAATATTTCTTCATTAGCAGTATCAGTAGTAGCCTGGAACTGATCATCTTCACCAATACCTCTAGTTAAATGTTCTTCTGAATATTTTATATTTTGGTTTGCAGGTAGTTTAGAAATAACTTCATTATCAAATCCCATTTCTACTAAATCAGATCTTGTTTTATAAGTTCTTTGTGCAGTAAAATGTGCATCAGCAATAGATTTTGCATTTCTTGCAATTAAAAATTCTTCAGGTGGTATATTCTCTATTGAGACTTTACCTTTTTTATTAATTTTATTTACAACAACATCATGTAGTTTTTCTGCTACTAGTTGTTCTCCTAAAACTGCACCAGCTTCTTGTAATGCTTCTTCACTATCTCTTTCATACTCAGTATGTTCTAATACTTTAATTTCAGAATCTGCTAGTATTAATGCAAATTCATCATCAGTTAATCCTTCATAAGATGATTTTTCAACATCCATTGAATCATCCCAATATACTTTAATGACTCCATTCTTTTGTAAAAGAGCATCTTTAAAGAATGTATATAAAGCTGTAAATCCATAGTTATCTTTATAGAATACATGATTTAAATAATCTGTTGCTTGTTTTGCTACAGGTTCATCACCTGCCTTATTTGCAACACATTGTACTGCTTTTGGAGATGCAGTAAATGTTCTCATTACTTGTGGTAATATTGACTCAATAGTATCTGATACATCAGTAGATATAACTTGTGATCTACCTTCTTGTTCATTACCAAATGGTTCTGCAAAATAATACTCTAATGATTTATTTCTTTGTTCTGTTAATTCTCCACCAAGATACCCTAATGAATTTTGTATCTCTGATGAAATAATAGCTTTTAATTTAAATTCGTTCATTTAGCAGTTCCACTTTCTTAGTGATTTATTTATTCTTGAATTAGGATCTCTTGCAGTTTTAGCAGAAGTTAATCTTTTCTTCATGCCTTTCATTCTTGCACAAAATGATTTTCTTCTTTTAGCAGCTTTAGATCCTTTTTTTAATTTACTTGGTTTTGTAGTTACAGCAGTCTTAAGTTTACTTCCTGGATTAGCTCTCCTATAAGATGCTACACCTTTTTTATTTAAACCACCAGAAGGATTTTTACCTTCTTTACGTTGCCATGCTGCTGTTTTAGCCATTAGATTTCTTTCTTCTTTTACCAGATGCAGTAACAGACCATTTAACTTTTTTAGGTCCAGTCTTTTTAGCTGCTTCTTTCTTAGTTATTTTACTTGCTACTTTTTTAGGTCTACATGCAGGATAAGGTCTTTTCTTATCTTTGCTACCGCTACGACCACACTTCTTTCCAGTCTTAACATCTCTCCAATCTTCTTTGAACCACTTACGTAGTCCACCTTGGTATGCCATTAATATTTTCCACCACGCTTCTTGTAAGTTTTAACAAGCCAGGCATTAGCATATGCACTTGGATATACTTTAAATTTCTTTTTAGCTTCAGCTTTAACTCTTGAGTAGAGAGCTGGATTTTTTGGTTTTGGTGATGCCATTATATTATATACCTTGTATCTACATTAATTTCTTTAGACCAATCTGTTCTTTCAGGAGCTTCTCCTACACACCCATATCTAAATGCATCTGATCCGTGTGATGCCC